AATCCCAGATATTTAGAAATTCCCTCAATGTGTATCCGGGCAACTGCATCTTTACCCTCCCGAGACAAAAGGTGTTCTACATCATCCTTATTATCCTGGAAGAAGTTTTCAGTCAGTATTGCCGGACAATTCGTATCCCGGCAGATGGCAAGGTTTTGTTGCCAATACAGTTGCCCGGGTGTCTGTTTACGAATGGGAACCGGAATACATTCTGCAACTTGGGCCAGGCAGTCAGCCAACTTCTTGCTATTACTTGAAGCATTATTAGAGACAAATACACTCCACCCCCTTGCATTCATCCAGCTTGTACCGGAACCGGCAGCATTACAATGGATAGATATGAGAATAGCTTTCTTTCCCGTATCATTATAAATAGCATTAGCACGTCGGCAGCGCTCTGATAAAGGCACATCTGTGTCTTCTTTCACGATACGTTCAGTATCAATGCCTTTCTTTCTCAGTTCATATACTACCTTGTCGGCTATCTCCCTTGTGTATGACCACTCTCTTAGCCGTCCGTCCGGAGAGCGCTTGCCCGGCGTATTCTCGCCGTGGCCGTTGTCAATTAGTACTTTCATAATATATACTTTAAATTAATAATCACTTGGCGGCTGTCGGTTCGTACATCCACGGACATCGCATTTTTTTATTTCCGCCTCTTTCAGTTTCAATTCAAGCTCATGTTTATCATGAATAAGCTGCAATTTTTCCGCCTGTTCCTTCCGGAGTTCAACATAGAGAGCGTCAATCTTTGAATCCCGTTGAGCAATACGGTCTTCAAGCCATGCGACCTGTTTTCTCTCGTTCTCATTTTCCATACTGTCGGCAGCGGCATCCTCCTTACGGGCATTAGTCTTCCTGTTAACATAGAAGTTGACTACCCACTTTATAGCCTCCAAGCCTCCTAAAGCACCGATAATCGCCAGCCATTCATTCAATCCCATAGCACCTGTCCTATACTAATTGTTTAATTTCATTATTATATCTCTATTTATAGGTAAATTGCAGAAAAGTATTAATCGGCGGGGCGTCCTATTACAACAACTCGAAAATCTATATTCATAAGCCCCTTATTGGCATCAAGTGTCTGTATATTAAAATGATCATTGTACCGCCCACACTCTATACCTATAGTCCAACGATCGCCATCGACTGCCCAGGGAGTCGTTTGTACAATTACAATATAATCAGTATGCCCTTGTGAGTGATATAAGGTATATTGTCCGGTACTTGTGCGTTGTATGCGTGATATTATCATTCCGTCACCCCACCTTTGGACAGAATTTAAATCTCTTTCAACAGCAACAAAACCAAGGACTCCGGGCATACTCCAATGGTCGTTCTTGTCCATTTTCCAGTCAACGCCACCAATAGCGTCAATGCATAAATTGCAATACCCCCCAAACATCATATCCTTTCTCATCGTACTACCACTGGCGCGAAGCATGAGTGCCCTGTTGAAAGAGTTCCAATTTCCTGTAGCGGACATATAAGCAGACACGTCGAATCCGACCATGGCGGACAATGTGTTTCCAAGTGCCGCTTGCCTTTGATGATCACCAGAATCCGTTTGGACGGAAATCATGGCATCTCGTCCGCTAATGTTTTTAAGCCCGGATCCTTCAATTTTAAAACCACCAATAACGCCGTCATTTGCATTTACCGTTCCAGTAAAAGTTCCCTTATTCGCGAACACCTCTCCTTTGAATTTGTACTTTTTATTGACTGGATCAAGCTCGAACACTACTTCATCATCAACCAATGCGAATATCCCGGTACGCTTCGTCCCGTCAGCTCCGGTGAGACAATCACGTCCCATAGCGACGCCTGTCAGCTTCCCGTTACTGTCTTTTGTGCCGGAAAACATCTTGGGAGACACCATATACTCACCTCCTATTTCCGTCTTATTATTGTTCCATTCCTCAATCCACGGAAGAAGGTTCGCATCTTGACCGTCTTTTCCTCTGAATCTGATAGGAGTGCCCCATTCACCTGAATCTGCACTATCTGCAACCTTCTGTGAAATCCAAACGACGGATGCCGTTGAATTTGTATGCCAACCTTCGGTTGTACCATTCCCTGTAGGAACGGCAGGTTCGGTTTCGCTGTCATGATAGGTTATGTAAACTCTCATACCATCCTTACCGTTTGTACCGTCCGTACCGTCCAGGCCATCTGCCACCATTAATTCCCAAGCTGTGCCGTTATAGATGTAGACACGCCCGTTGTCAGTGTCACGATACACCCAGTTTTTAACAGGGTCAGCTGGAGCGGCAGACAAGTCACCTTTCCATACAATGTCCAGACCATCCTTTCCGTCATTACCGTTAATTCCGTCCAGGCCATCCTCACCGTCAACGGTCATTACATACCAAGCATTATCTTGATAGACATAGTTCTTCTTGTCGGATGTATTGCGGTAATACCAGCCGTTCTGAGGATTGGAGGGATGAGAAGTGAACTCGCCTTTATATACAAGACTGCTACCGTCTTTCCCAGGTTCGCCTTTCAGTTTTTTTTTTACTTCACTATCCAAGTTATCCCAAGTAAGTTTCACGCCACTTCCGAAATGGAAGCCGTCAGTGTCCCAATATATAGCCCTGTTGAATATGTCACCGTTACCTTCCTTGTCCCATCTGATATTGCCTTTTGCAATGAATCCGGAACTGTCGGGATTGAACTGGTACAGGATTGTCCCGTCATCGTCTACACCTTTCAGCATACCGTTGACGCAATAGAATCCTTTCAATCCATTCGTTCCCGGTATATCACCGCCCACACGAACCTTCAGGCAGTTGCTCCAGTCCTTTGAATAAATACCGGCCAGCACGTCAATGGCAGGCTGTGCATTTTCATCAGCGTGCATATAGATAGCGGAATGCCTTCCTGCGTACTGTGTTTCGTATGAACTGTTACCAAATTGCACTATGTCGTCACCCACTATGGGGGGATTCGTAACAAAGGTAACCCCGTCCTCGTTCACTTCCGATTCAAACTCCGATACCGGAATGCGGATTACTCCGTCAACGATTGATTCTATCTCCACGTGATACAATCGCTGGTTGCCTGTAAACTCCTGGCACCGGATGAAGTCATGCTCCATGAAACTCATGTCCTGTTCTTCGAGTGTGACAAGGTAGGCAGTCCCGTCTTCCGACATCTGGACTGTCTTAATCTTGCCACATCCCTGTGTAATAGTCTGCGCACCGATTATCGCCCTGATCTTAGACACCAGAAGCTCGAATACGGTGAACTGTCCACGTACACGGATAGCGTCAATTTCAAGCATCCACTTGCCCTTGACATATTCCCAAATTTTCCAACCATAACCCGAAAAACCGGATAAAAAGAATTCTACGATTTTCTCACCCATCTTTATTCCGGATGAGATAAATCCGACAATTGCCGAACTGGATAATCCTGCCATATTATAATATTAAGATAGTTTTGTAACTTCGACTATACAGATTGGGGATATTCTGGAGTAACCGGGTTCTGCTGAAGGATCGTTATTATAACCTTGGGCAACTAACAGATAACCATCTGAATCCACTGCTACATCGTCGAATGTATACCAATCAGAATTATTGTTGATTACTTTAGTAGACAAGTCGGATGCTAATACTTGTTGCACAGCATTTTGAACGTATAAATTCCAAGGTTGGGTATTGGGTACAGAATTTTTGTCTGATAATAAAAGTCTGACCTTATAGTTACCCGGAGTTAACCCCTTTAATATTACGACACTTTGAATTTCAGCCGTGTAAGAAGTGAAATTACCACGTGTGGGAACAACGATATTTTTGGTAGAGCCATCCCAAATCATTGAGTTGGGATATTGTACTTCCGCTCCTAATGTCACCCCTTGCCAATAAACAGGAGCGCCTGTTCCGCCTAGGACATCCTTGGACAACTTTGCTCCCATAGCTGCATAATCAGCTTTGTTATATGGTATATATCTACCTGTCAAGGTTCCAACGTTGTTTCCCTGAATATCTTTTAGATCCACAGCCGCATTACCGGAGTTTATAGGCTGGACAAAGCCGACGCCATCCACATTCCCTGCCGATGGTATGTTTGCCAGTAATATTATGACAGGCGATTCTGTAAGAGTTACGGAATCGCTGCCAACGCTTGATTCAGAAACTTCATTCTTCAACTGTCCATACAAAGTTTTAGCTCCAGAAGTTGCAAATTCGTAAACAATATTATCTTTCCATGCTTCCCATGCAGCAGACGCCAAGCCTGCTGACGTTTCCGCCAATCTGTAATGCGTTGGAGTTCCCTGACTGATTTCAAATGAAACAGGTACGGTATAGCCGGCAAAAGAATCTTTCCCTTCCGCCAGTGTTATGCTTGTCAGGCCAACGGGCTGCACTACCTGTATAGAATCAGACTTGATCGAAGATTCTGTCGTCTCATTTCCGACCTGCGCATATACTGTCAAATTACCATCCACTATTTTTGAGTCATATTGAACTGTCGAACCGCCCCACACAATCCAGTCTGTACAATCAGACAAATCCGCCTGTTGGCCGATCTTGTATTTGGTGATGGTATTCAACGTCTCAAATTTAACCGATACAATACCGGAATCTGTGCTGGCATCCCCATTGTTGACAGTAATACTGTCCAACCGTGCCGTAACAGCATCTATCAACTCGATGGCGGCTGATCTGGATACCGTTTCAGTAGTGGCATTTTTCAATTTTGCATACAGTATTTTGTTTCCATAAGATGCGGATAGTTGCACTATCGGATTTTCAGTGAATTCCACCCATGATGCTCCCGCAAACGATGAATTTTCCGAAACCATGTAATGAGTTGGATATCCGAGGTAGTCAAATGTTACATTTACATTTCTCTGTATCGCCGAAGCTGCTCCGTTATCTATCGTGATGCCTTTCAGAGTCAATGTCGGCTCAAGCAGAGTTATACCGGCTGATAATACTCCGGTTTCCCCATACGCATTCTTTAGCTTCACATAAACGGTTTTAGCATTGAATCCGGAAGACAACTTGAATGTCGGTTTTTCCACATATTCAATCCATGAGGATCCTGTAAACGACATATCCTCTGAAACCATATAATGGGACGGAGCCTGACCGCTGTAGGTAATGTTTAGTATAACATTCCGGTCTTGAGTGAATTCCTGCCCGGAGTTGATCACAAACGATTCAAGTACAGGCGGTGACACCCATTTATTGATTCTTGCCAAATACGGCTCCTTCAATCCCGGTTTCAACATCTGAACAAAATAATAAGCGTCATCATACGCATACTCCGCATTATAATCTGCCTCAAATGATTCCACATACTTGTTCACCCGTTCCAACAACAACGGGTTGAAGTCAAGGTTAACCAGCAGCCTGCCGTCATTCATAGCGAATGATGTTCCATACACATTGTCCCCCGATGTGACAGACACCCCTTCCAGTGACGGAACACCTGATATGAGTACGGACAAGTCCCTGAAAAAGAAATTGGCGCCCTTCGGCACATACATCCTGTAATGTACCCCCGTTTCCGTCACAGTCTTAACAGACAGCGTGTTTTCCCTCATATACCAATATTCAAAGAATTCATCTAAAGTAGGGAACCATAGATTGTCTAAGCCGATATCTCCATACAATCGATGCAGATTCTTAATGAATACCGATTCCCAGTGCGATCCTCTGTGTGTGGAACCTATCAACCAGTAGATCGATTCCTTGTTTTCTGTTGCATTAAATCCGGATAGAATATCAAGTAAATCCTGCGCATATTGAGGATTATCATTATCGTATACCATATCATCTCCGTAAGCGAATAATCTCTGAATGGTTACATTATTTTTGCTTAAAGTAAAATCAGGACTGAATGGATAAACTTTTTTAATACTGGGGTCTCCTCCCTGCGCAGTAATGACCTGAATGTTGTCATTAACCCGGCTGAAAGTTATATACTTGTGGTCGCCATTCGGTTCCACCATTAATTTTGGGGTAATGCCTATGTACTCCTTGAAAAGTGCGACCGAGTCCTCGACACATTTATCAAATTTTGCCTGTGTGTCGGTAGTAGCAGTATCATAGCCTATCAAATCGTGATAGGCTACCATGAACCCGAAGTCAAAAAAAAGTTTAAACTCCTTTTCTGACATCCACGGTAGAAAATAACCGAAATCCTGGCCTATGTATTGGTTTTTTAATTTATCCGGCCAAGTAGCAACAGTAGTTGCATATCTTTTCTTTATTCCAGCACCATCAGTACATTGTGCGGGCTTTTCCGGATAATAAGCGTCAGAAACATACTGCTCTATCTGCGGGTCACCCTGCATACCCAAATGCCATGTAAGAATCCTATCATCAGGCAATTTAAATCTTTTAGCTATATATCTTTTATTAATCAGCGAAAATATATACTGGTATATAGCATAGCTATCGTCCGTGATATAGCTAAATACCATCTTCTTATTATACTTCAAAGGTGGAATCTCCAACGAAATAGCCTCCCTATTAACCGAGCTTGGAAGCGTAATATCAAACTCAACCACATCACCCCGGAATTTGCAATATTGAATGTGCATCAGACCGTTTACCTCTTCAGATACCGTATTCCTGCATTTCAGCACGACACACGTCTGCAATTGAGAATTAATGTAAAACCGTGTAATGTCATAATTGAAATTGAAAAACTCCTTATTCAATCCTTTTCCGGTTGAAGCAACGAATGATTCTACGTTAACATACGTCCCAAACCCTAGAGGCTCATCCGCAATCACATAATCTTTCGTTTCTCCGGCAGCCTTTGGCAAGTTGGATAAAGATACTGATCTTTCATAGATATCTATTACTTCTCCATTCATCTTATATTGACCGGCCAATTGTTCGGTACCGGAAATAACAAGAGGTTTGACGACCTTGTCGTTTAAATCCGAACTTAACTGGTTATATAAAGAGTTCTGAATCTTCGATATTTCATCCGGGAACCGTTTATCCATATTAGCTACCGCAGCATCTGCCCGCGCTGCGCCATCCAACGCCGGTTGTTTCAACGATTGAAGCCATTCTTCTTCGCTGCCGGGAAAGCCATTGTCGACTGCCTGCTGATACGCGCTTTTTCCTTGAGACGAAAGTTCGTACCAATATACCCCGTCATCTGCCGGGACTACACCGGTTGAATCTTGTAAAGCCAAATATTTGGCATTTTTATAACGCCAAATATCATTATATTCAACTTCTGTCTTATTGTTCCAGTCTCCTCTGGGAGTGATGGATATCTTGCCTAAATCTATATCATTAGCCATTTTGCTGCAATATTAGGTGTCCATTAGTTACTTTGAATTGATTCTCATAATTATTCGTTGGTACACTTAAAATCAAGTGTCCTGTGCGTACATTGATGCCCATTGTTGGATAAACAATCACGCCGTCTTTACCCTTCATTTTGTCCATTCCGATCGTTTCCCATAGAATTCCGCCTTTCTGCTTAACAAGTACTACGTCTTGGGCGTCAATATCATCTGCTCTATCTGATACATTGTCCAATCCGCCTAAAGTGCCGGTTATTCCCTCGTTTACAGGTAATTCGAGTAATGCAGTAGATAATGAACCCTCATCTCCAAGTTCTGTGATAGAGTCTTTATCCAACTCTGATAACGAATCGGATATTTGAGATTGTAATTCTGATAGTGTTTTATCAGAGCGGACTATCAGGCCGCCATTGGCTTCAATCAAGCCTTCGGAAATTAAGCCTTTCAGAAATGATATTAACCCTAAAGCTCTGTCATTTTTTGTTTTACTAATGGAATAACTGATTATCTCCTGAAGAACTCTCTTTGCGGAGAATACATTTTTATCAGAAGGAAGAGTATTGTCATTTTCTCCAATGATGTACACTCTTGTTCCACCTCCTCCGGATGAAGAGCCTGAATAGGTTTGACCTTTATATGTGAGTGACTCCAGTTTACTCTCTATCTCACCTATACGCGAATATGAAGCTGTTTCACCGACTGTATAGATCGGGTGGTCGTAAGGAATATCCAGCGGCCATTCAAAACCTATGATACGGGATTGTCGTCCTTTCGGGAAAAATGCTTTGTTAATCAGGTTTATTTTAGCTCCAACTTCGTATGTACGAATATTGCCCTCATTGTAGATGAAATCAACGTTCATCTCGCAATCGTAGGTAGACGGGTCAATCATGGATTTCTTTACGCATTCCTTTGCCTTTTTGAGTAGATTCTGTTCCGCTTCTGGTAACATCTGCTCTGAAATAAACGCTGTATCAAATCCGTAAAGGATATAAGTGTCAGATACAACAGGATAAAGAATATCATCCGGAAGATACCGGCCATAATCATCATTTCGTGTTATCTCGAATGTAGTTCCGCTATTACCGCTCTCTTTTAGAGAGATAACAAAATCAAGGCCGGCCAGTTTACCTGTCTGGAAAATTAAATGGGGTTCTTGACCATTCAACACAAAATCTTTCGTAAAGTTTTTTAGTCCATTGTCCTTAAATGTGTAAATAAGGTACTTGTTTCCTGTCTTATTGCCGTCACTGTCTTCCTCCTCCTTTTCATCACTGGTGATACTGGATACGGAACCGATATATTTAGGATATTCATCCTCTAATTTAACAATTTCTTCAATAGCTTCTTCTTCCGGCATTTCGACATTATTCGGATTATCATAACGCGAATCTCCGATATAGATACGTTCGCCTGTTGGACTATACCTATAAGCATCTATATAAGGAACATCTTTTGGTAACATAAGACGCTTTTGAACGACACCGTTCAGAGTAAGTTCTTTATCATCTTTACTGAAATAGTTATCAGGAATTTTACCCTTAATGATATTGTTGATAATATATTGGTTACCCATAGAAGCTGTTACCCCTTCCGGCAGACGTATGACATTAGCGTCCTCACCTGTTAGCAAGTCAGGATTATAAACGGCTGAAAAAGTCCTCCCTGAATTTGCTCCGGACAGGAAAGTTACAGAAGTGTCCGCCGATGCGGACAAACATTCAAGCTTAACATTATTTTCTCCACTCCTTCCAATTGTATATACTACCGTTTTCTCTGGATGATTCAGAGAAAAGCTAAATGTAAACAAAAACTTACAATTATTAGCCTTTTCAGGAAGAAAGAAATCAGTGTCACTAAAACTAATAGTAAAACTTGAAACTGAATCATTGAAAGCTTTCTCCTGAATATCCAGTACTTTCTCCACATCTCCTACATAATAGACTAATGATAATTTAGCCTTAAAATTTTCAATATTTGACGTGAATCGGGTGCTAAAGTATAGTAACATTGAATTGAATGAGATATGGTACTCACTAGCTGGCATGGAAGAAGTAAATACCTCCGTCATAACCTTATATTCTTCCTGTGCTCCCACCATTTCGCCCTCTTCAAATATATTCATACTGATAGGAGATATTCCAGTATGAGAAACGGAAGGAAAGAACCTTATGTTTAACGGTCTTGAGGTATCGGATATATCTCTCCCATTAACCTTCTTAACATCAAATATCAAATCTTTCCGGTAAGTAGCAGGGATGTTTCGTGTAGAACCGAAAGCGTAGATACGGGTAGCATAAGTTGTCTGACTATCGCTGCGTGTCATATTATTGACATTCACATTCTCTGTGTCCGTCAAGTCACCAGCTTTGAAATCAACAGGGGAACTGTATTCACAACGCCCGAAACAAATCTTATGATTCTCTATCCACCATTCACATCCCCACGCTTCCGCCATTTGTGTGAGCGCATCTATTAGATTTACATTGTCATACGTGACTAATTTAGCGGAATTTTCTACCGTATCATCAATTTCCCAAATGAAGTCCTTATCCCTGAATTTATAGCCAAGATATTTCAAGTTATCAAGAAATATATTCAGGTGAACATCTAAAGTGGCTGTGAGATTCCACCCAGCCTCACGGCCGGTTGTTTCAGGTGTGTAGAAAAATCTCTTATTCTTCCATTTCCAGTAATAAGCGTCAAGGCGGAGTTCGTAGTCATAGCCTCCGCTAGTGGTATTATAGGTAGGTTTATACAGGTCTACTACTTCAAATATTCCCAACTCATTGTCTATGTAGTCCCCTAACTTGAAATAGATAGGACTGGCAAGGGAAAACTTTAGAGTTACATAATCTTCCTGCATCAAAAGGAAGTGTCTTTTCGAACCCTCATTGATAGGAGTCGAAAAGCGAATGTTGCCGGATATGTCTTTGATGTCTACTAATTCCATAACACACCAAAGTTCGGAGATAAAAGAAAGAGTACCCAATTTTGGGCACTCGTATATACGACAATGAAATCAATGTCGTAAATTAGGTTCTTAAACTTGGGTTTGGTTCACAAAACTTCATCGAGCATTTACCAGAAGTTCTGTCTAAACTCTGCGCATAGGTGATACTTTTACCTAAATAAATCAAGTGATAAATGTCACTGCTGTTAGCCGGAACCTGAATATCAATCACGCCTTTGTATAATTCTTCAAAAAAAGCCTTTTTCTTTGCTTGATAATCAGATTTAGAATTGCCTTCTATGGTAAAAGAGAGCGTTATTTCCCGTTCATCAATTTTGGGATTATTAATTATCACACGTTTTCCATGTTCTAATCGGGATTTATTTTCAATAAATTCTTTCATAGGTAATGATGCACCAAACACATCAAGGAATTTATCTCCCATTCTTACGCCCCAAGTCTTGTAAGCATCTCTACCATTTATTAATAAATCTGCCATAACTATTTATTTTGTTGATAATCCTTTGGTATTGTTTTTTACTTCCGCCATATCCTTCTGCATTTGCTGGATTGGTTTTATTATTGCTCCGGTATTCTCGGAGATTTGAACAAGTTCGAGATATGAACTTGCTATCAAATCGCGTGTGTCATCTGCTATCTTTCTCGTTTCCGTATTTATGGAAATAAGTGTATCCGTTTTCATCGTTAGAATATTTAATGATTGGGATTGAGTTATACTTTGATTCTTGATTTCTTCACCGGCGATCTGAAGAGCAGTGAAACGACCGGACACCTCATCTATAGAATCTTGGGTGACCGATGCGGATACTTTCTTTGACGATTCCTGAAAAGTAACAGAAGCATCCCAACCGAAAGACTTAGCCATTTCTTCACGGTCACGCATCATATCATTGACAATCTGCCGATATTGATTTTTCAATGCATTTGCTTCTTCTTCTGTTATTTTCTTATCGCTTTGGGCAGCATCACTCCATTGTTCATAAAGAGCATTTATACGGTCTTGATACTGGCTAGCAACTAGCCCCGCCATGATTGACTTACGCAGATAATCCTCAAAGTTATCACACATATCTTCAAAAGAAGTATCCATATCGGATAACTGATCAATAAACCCATTGTAGAAGGAATCAAAATCAACCCCTGTCATGGCTTGATTAAGAGCATCCCTCAGTTCATTCGCTTCATCTTTACAAGCTACGATGCTATCCAAGTTTTCACGAATTCTGGCATCAATTAAACTCCATGCTTCCGGCATTTGGGACTGAATGAGGAACAATTCATCTCCTGACAAACTATACAAGTCTGTCATGGAGCTTATTGATTTACCTAAGATGTCGCTCATCTGCTCAAAACCACCTATTGCACCAACATTTTTGTTAGAATGCCATTCCGCACTATGAGACTTCCAACTTGCACCGGCACGCCCTGAAGCTGCGGCAATCTTTTGGAGATTGATTACTTTCTTCTCGTAATTATCCATGGCTTGTGTAGCTGCTTGAACAGATGTAAATCCACCACCGAAAACTATATCTTCCTTGCTTTTGTCAATAATACGATCATAGACCTCATTTATTGCTTCAAGCTGTTCCTTTACTCCTTCATAATAAGCGGTACCGTCCGGCCCGAACAAATTACCCATTGCATTGACAAGTTGAGAGACTCCACTTACAGCACTCATGATACCTCCGGCAATATCTCCAGACATTATTTGTCCTACTCCTACTGCCGTTTGCCCAAGACCGGAAAGACCGTCAATAACGTTATTTATTTCATCGTTCAAATCTTCTCCAAATATGGAAGATATATCACTCCCAAACTGTTTGATAGCAGGAGAAAACTCTGTTATAGCTCCCCCTATAGTTGATATGCCCTGGCCGAGCTTCCTTGTATCACCATTAGCATTCTTTATATCATCGATTCCTTTTTTCATATCCGAGAAAAAGGATAACCAAGGGGATTTACCTTTAACTTCTTCTTTTAGCCTTTTTATGGCATCCGTTATATCCTTGATATTGATTGTCCCATTCTCAAGATTTGCGATATCCTTGTCTGTGAAACCTACTGATTCTAAATTGATAAGAGATACTGACTCATCCGTTCCAGACATATACTTGATTAACAATTCATACTTATCAATAATATCTTGAATAGATGATACACTCTTTTCACTTGCATCTTCAAACAAATCAGCCATGACATGAATAGATTTCCCGAACTGTTCGTCCAGCTGATCTATTGCTTGATTCTTCTCAGCAATTTTAGTAGCTCTTTCAGCACTATGTTCTTCCAATTTAGCTATTTCATCATCATACTTCTGAATAAGATTCTTCCGTTTCTCTTGATAATTACCAAATTGGATAAAATATTCCTGCCATGCTTTCCGGTCGGATTCTAACTTTTCCTTGTTTGTTTCCGATACACTCTTCTGATATGCCTTGAAAGCGTTTTCTTCCGATATGGATAATTGGGATTCCTGCTCACTTGTCAACTTCCCTTTTTGTGTCTTCTCCCATTCAGTGCGCTGCTTCTCTATGGCATCAAGCTCCTTCTGATAGTCTAAGTCAATCTGTGATAGTTTTTTCTGTGTTCCCTCAGCCATCAGATTGACTTCATCCTGCTGGCTCTTTCTGCGGAGGGAAAGAAGTTGCTCGGCAAGCTGTTCTTGTTGCTTTCGTTTCTTTTCTGCTTCTTTTTTTGCTTGGTTTTCTTGTTTGGAAGACAAATCGTAAACTTTCAGTTCTTTTTCGGCTTCTTTTAGCTTTCTGACATTATCCTTGTAATTATTTACAACAGCGTCATCTATGCCTTTGAAATTTCCAGCATCCATCAATTTCTTTTGAGAAGATGCAATGGAGTTTAAAGCGGTTTCGGCTTCTTTCTTTTGAGTTGTCCAGAATTCCTTGTTTTTAATAACCACTTTCTTATCTACCGCCTCTTTTTGTCTATTAGCCTCTGCCTGTATCTTTTCAATGTCAGCGACCACTTTTTTAGCCGCTTCAAGTTTAGACTTTGCGTCAGATAGTTGAATCTCGTATTGCCCTGAATATGTACCTCTTTTGGAATCAGCGGCTATTAAAGCGTTTATTTTATCAACTTCTTTTTGAGCCAATACGACATTTGTTTTAGCTCCTATAATTTCTCTTCTATCAGAAGCCTTGTTGATTTGTTCTAACAAAGAGAGTTTATCCATTAACTTAATCTTCTCAATATCCATATTTTTGAATACTTCTGGTAGTATTTTTTGAAGTTTCAAATAGGCATCTGTTTTTTTATATTGAGTAGAAGTTTCATCTCTGATTACACTAAGCGATTCATTTATCTTATTTTTTAGATTTTCAGAAGCATTCTTCATTTTCTCCATTGATTCAGCAGCAGAACGAGCTGTCTTTTCAGCATAAGTAGTATAGTCTGCCAATGTATATACAGCAATGCCAAGAGATACGACAGCCATACCAACAGCTACATAAGGATTCATTGCGAGAACCTTGTTGTATGCAGCTTGAGCAACAGTAGCGGCTTTGGTTGCTGTAATTTTAGCCCATATAGATTTCACTGAACCTTGTTCAACAATAGTATTTATCAGTAACCCAGCTCGATAAATACCGTAAATTTCGATAAGAGCCAATATACTCTTACCTATAATGTCGTAGTTCTTAACGATAGTATCGACAGCAGATATACTTCCTGAAATCAAATCTTGATTAGCAAGTCCTATTTCAGCCAAAGCCGTTGTTATCGTATCTTCCAAATTAGACATTTGTCCCTCAATAGTCTTTGCAATAGCTTCCGTAGAGCCTTCAACGCCTTTCATTGAGCCAAATTGTTCAACGGCTTTCATTACAGATTCAACTGTTCGGTCACATTCAACTGTCATATCACGGAACGAAAGCTTAACTTTATTCCCTTCTGTTTGAACACGTACACCGAACTCTTTCCAACGCTCTGGATTATTTATATCAAGTATCGCCTCTGTTAACTGGTCGAAAGGTTTTGCTACGGTATTTGTGAAATCTCCCATTCTTTTCATGGCATCCATCGAAGGAGTTACACCACGATTGACGAACTTTATAAAATCATCCGTCAGCTCATCAAGCTGGAAGTTTGTTTTCGCGGCAAAACTATTTATGTCAGATAGGTATGCTTTCGCCTTATCCGAACTACCATCCAGAGCATTGGTCAAAACAGATTCGTATTTCTGAAACATCCCAGCAGTTGAAACAACATTTGAAGCAACTTGTTTCAACATAGCAATTCCCCCAATAGTAGCAAGCATCTTCTTAAATGATACTCCAACCTCATCATTGGTAGTTATAACAGCCTTGCTCTCATCTTTGAATAAAGCATATTCATCTTTTAGAGCTTTGGTAGATAATCTCGCAAGAGCCTGTTGTGATTGTAATTCACCAAGAGCATACTTTTGTTCTCCTAATGCTGCCTTTGCACGGTTTAATTCATCTGATAAAGATTGTCTTTTAGGGTCGTACTTTCCTAATTTCTTATATTGTTCTGTAAGCATTGAAACATCATTCTGTGTCTCACGTATGATGTCTTTTTGTTTGATGATTTCTTCGGATAAGGAATTGACAGCTTTTTCGCCATCATAAATACCTTTTTTGAAATCATTTTCCATTGTTGCTCCTGCTTTGGCAGCATCATAAATAAGGGTATTCATTTTTTTGCTATTTTCTCCTAACTGAGCATTTAGTTTTTTAAATGTATCAGGAGATTGAGTTGAATCCATAGAAAAAAGTGTTTGTTTCAACTTTTCTATTTCTGTCCTTAATCTTACAACTTCTTGCCAATCCGAAGCCACACGAAATACAAGCTTTCCCATTTCTATTCTTATTTTTTTATTACTTACTACTCAAATTTATCACATATCCTAAATTTAGCTTGCTTATTTTTATACAAATACGCAACAATTGAGGGATTGTGGGAAAATAATTGCAAAGAAAGAACTCGATGGTCTGTTTTAGCATTTCAGAGATTGTAAAAACACGACAATGGAAGAATTATCGTGAAATAGTTTGAAATAATTGAATTTCTCGGTAATTTTGCGTATTATCTAACTAAAAACTACAATTATGGAAGATATGCTCACCTTTACAGGATGGATAGTTATCATCTTTGGTATTCTACAAATCATTCTTTTCTTCAAGGTATGGATTATGACAGATGACGTTAGTAGGATAAAAAAGAACTTAATTGACGGTACAGACGCTTCTCTTGAAGCAGCTAAAAAGGAAATCATATTAGGACATCCTGATAAAGCATTTGAAATTTATAATAAATGTTTTATAAATGACATTGTAATACTGCATAAAGAAACTCGAACTGCTGGTATGAATTCAGAACCTGCAAAAGATGCCTATGAAGCAAAATATCAGGAAAAATGCCAATTATATAAAAAAGAACTATCTAAATTGGGCAACTATTCTATTGATTTTTCACGCTTTGATAATTTTGACAAAATAGATAAAATTATGTCATAACAAATAAAGGGTGAATTTTCACCCCTTATTCACTCTTATCAATACATAAAAGACAAATAGTAATATAACATATTTCCATATAAATCCACCGGATGTTTTCCTCTCTCCTCTACAAACCCTTGAAATTTTACTATTATTTAAACAATTAAGCCTTGCGGCTTCTGATGCGCTATCATAGCCTTTATCTTAGCTTCTCTTTCTTCTTTGAACTTGATAGCATCTTTAGCCCAAGTCCAAGCGAGTTTCAGACATTCGCCAAAGGTTCTACCCATTCTTGAATTACTTCTGTAGAATCTATGAGCGTCTTTCATGATTTGAGATAAATTGTAGCGTTTCATAATTGTATGTTTTAAAAGCAAATTATACTTATTTATATAACCATATCTGATTAACACGCCAAAATACACAATTTTGTATAATTACCAAACAAAAGTGTATAATCCATTTATAAATTAACATAAATTACACAAACAGATATACAAATATGTATAATTGAACGTATCTTTGCATTCAAGAAACCAATTATACATATTTATATATGAAATATAGAATACAAGACATTTGCAAGGAGAAAGGAATCCTTATGAAAGACCTTGCTGAAAAAATGGGGAGAACTCCCGAAAGTCTTAGCCGTTCCTTAAATAATGGAACGACAACAAAGATGCTTGAAGAAATAGCAGCAACTTTAGGAGTCAAAGTAGTTGAACTAATTGAAGGCTATCCGACACAATCTTCTTCAGAAGAAGTAGTAGGAGCCGTCCGGATTGGAAACAATACCCATGTTATCAATAGTAAGGAAGATATTAAGAAGCTAGCAGAAAACCTTTAAAATAGAATACTATGGAATGCTTGATTATATTATGCTTATTTTTCATACTTCTCGCAGCTAATGAATACAAGATAAGTTTTTTAAAATCGAATAGAAATGGAATGCTTTATACACGTAAATCTTTCAATTTAGGTTTATCATGGTTAATTCCTATTTTAGGTATTATTGGATACATTTTAGCTTACTCTAATAGTTTTGGGGAAAACAAAGATCTTAAGGAAGTGGTAATAAAAGTATCAGATGTATTTGTTATTGGTGGATTTGTCGGCTTCTTATCTAATTGCTCTCAGTTCTTCGGAATTTTTAGCAAAGAGTTAGAATGTATTGTCTTCTCCGATAGATTTCTTGAAAGCAGGAAGGATATACCATCAATTTGGAGAAAAACGTCAAAAGCACTATTTAATCAAAAATTTCCTGATATCAGCGAAGAACTTTTTTCTATAATACAAGATTACTATATTTGTAAAGAAGAGTATAGTTATTATGACAACTATAGAATTATCACTGATATAGAATGGTCTGATGATAACAAAAAATTTATAATTGTTAAAGATTATGTAAACTTTGATTTAGTTACAGAAAAGGAAGGAGAAATTAAAATCCCCTTTTCAACTTGGATGAATGGAGTCAAGGGATTAGAAAAAGGAAAAGATTACTATTGCAAATTAGAGTGTAAAATAAACAATATTCTACAATCACCTGTAGTTGAAGAACAGTACCAAAATGAGGATAATGAATATATTGCTAAGCATATAACTAAAATATATAATACCAAAGAAAAGGAGAAATACCAAGTTTCTATTTATAGAGAAAGAAAATATATTTTTGAATTAGATTATGACATTAGTTTCAGAGCTAAATTTATTGTTAAAGATATGACTATTTCATTAAATATTCCCCAAGATATGGAGGCTACTTTTATATGCAGAGGTACCCCGAAAGATTTTATAAAAGTTAAGAATAGCAAAACAACAAAAGAATATTTGTATAAAGGTTTGGTTTTACAAAGACAAGGTTATACATTTGCACTACAAAAAATGACTAATCCTAAAAAACAAGAGCAATGAGAACTATAATTTATGGTGAAACTGAAGGATAAGAGTGAAAACTCAAGTATATAACAATCAAATAAAAGGCGGAATAATCCGCCTTTTATTTTTTCCTACGATTAGCCAATTCCTTACCACTGATTCTATTCACCTTTTGACCACCATATACTGTGTGTAACTTATCTCGTTGCATCATCAACAGATTCCTATAAGGGATAACTTCAAACACTTCTGTATAACTCAGATGAAGCGTGTCAATCAAATGGGCTATCTGCCCGAAGAACGTTGCGTTTCCTACTGTTTCGGTCTTGCTGCCAGCATCGACACGTTCCTCATCGAGCTGACACACTGAAAAGCCGAAATATCCATCATAGAGAAACATATTTCCAAAACTTCTTTGATTTCATCAAAGGTTCCGTTTTCCAAAGCCTTAGTCATATTCTCATTACCACAAATAAAACAGGAGATACCTTTCAGCATATCATCTGTGACTCCGGGAAGTTCCTTGATAGCTTCCATGATGTTGTCACCTGTCATACCAATATTGGAAAAATGATGAATAGCACTACAAATAACCTTGATTGTGGGCGGCTTGATTGTATAAACAACTCCACCTATTTCGACATTCTTAAAATCCAGCCCTAAAAGGGCATCAGAAACTATTTTTGATGCTTGATTCATGATTCTAAATTGAAACAAGGGTGAAGCGAATACCACCACCTCACCCTTGCTGTTTACGATCGTTTTACCTCAAAATGTTACACCGTTGGTATCAAGGCTTTGATAGCTTCCTCTTCGTAATTGTATTCAGAAGAAACTCCTTCGATTCCCGGCTCCTGAACCATTCCGCGTACTGCAATGGCAATTGCTTTGTCCGTATTAGCTTCGCGGGAAATAATACGGCATTTCGGGAAAATAAACCATACATCATCATCAGTCAGACAGAACAATGCTTTGTTGATGACCACTTTATCCAAAGCACGCTTCCAACCCACATCTTTAGATGCTGCCTGAATAACATCGCCCCCCATGAACGCTTTCTTTGTCTTCCAATCATACTGTCCGATAGAGAAAGTTGGTGACACTTCTCCCGGCACATCATCGTAACGGTAATTCTTTCCCGTTAATTGGTTCTTGTACCCGGTGACAGAGGCTTCCGTTTCCTCAATCTGCCACGTTTCCCCATGTACGTTCAAAACCTCATCTTTCGCTTTGATAGCGGCTTGAATCAAAGTCTTTGCGATTTCGGGGGTAATGTCTGCCGTTACCTTATCAATATCGGCAAACAAGATTCTTTTTATTCCTACTGCTGAAATCATAATCTTATAATTTTACATTTATTACTTCAAATAAAATTCTCACATTCACATAATGACACTTCAAAGCCATGTCCGCTTCTATACCGATTGATTCGATAGAATAACGATAGGTTGTACCGTCATAGGTGCTTACTACATCATCAAGCAGCTTGTCAGCCTTTCTTTCAAGTTCGTTAAGCCGGATTGTATTCGCTTCATTCTCGCTTAAATTGGGTACACATAGATTCACTTCTGCGAAAGATTTCTTCCAATACTTTCCCGGCTGTTGTTTCTTCGTGTGGATGACAATCCTTTCGGACTTCAATTCACCCGTCAGCGTTTCACCGTTGGGTACTATATCTATTCCGAAAGCCTTGCAGTCCCGATAGAGAATGTTTCCTATGTCGGTAGTTACTATCATTTCACAATCTCCCAATCTTCGGCAAACACATCACTGATAGACGGAACCCATGAATCAGCGCGTCCGGTATTCTCGTTGTAGATAAGACACTGGCTTGTATAGTCAATGAATCCTTTGCCTTTCAGAATAAGGTCTTTTGCTGATTGCGGAAGAGATTGCATCTTAGGGATGATGTCGCTTTCGATATGAGCTGGCACTTGTTTGAATACCATTAATCCTTTCCCGTTCCAGCCCTTTCTACGGATAGTGCCACCTTGTTTCAAAACTTCTATAGCATCACCGAAACAGATAGGAGTTTCTTCCTTGACTTCTCGATATGATTCTTCAAACAGTTCTTTGGGTGACCAACTTTCATAGCCATATTCAGTACGAGTGTGATATCCTAGTTTATAAGACTCATTCTCTTCTATTTCACTTTTTACCAAGCCTTTACTGCAAGCTTCACCCAATGTCATAGGTTCTGCTTCAATCTGTTTTGTTCCAATGTACTTTTTCATTTTTCAAATTCTTCTTTTAATCGTTTCTCCGCATATAAAGCGGCACTACTCAATACATCAAACCCTTTAGATTCCACAAATGAAGCGTATTCCGTTTCGTTTTTCAGCGTCAAACCACTCTCATCTACATCGTAATCGTTGGACGTTCTCAAAGTGAGTGTATGGTCTTGATAATCGCCATGTTCCTCCGCGTACTTCACGGCTTCATCACCGACATCTATCATTTTCTTCTCGACTTCCCATTCTCCTTCATCGAAGAAAGCATCGACATCAGAGAAATCAAAGTCTACATCCATAATTCCGAGTAATTAAAGTAGTTCGTACTCTTCACTGTGTAAACCTCGCCTTGCCCTCTCACGTTGTCGCCATCCATGCAACGAACCTCCTGCCCTACTTTGATAGTTATTCTTTTCTCACACACTACATGGTAGTTAGGTCGGTACACTTCGCCATTGACAGACTTAAACTCTTTGGTAGTGTTATCATCACAACAACATTTGCATACTTCCTCCCAGCTTTCACCACCTGTGCCGGGAATGGGCCTGCCGAACTCATCCTTATCCATTGGAGTGATTACCTTTACTTGTAATATGTGTGGGGCGAATATCATAAGAAAGTGCATTTAGGTTTGTTGCTCAACTCGTCTTTCAAACCGTACTGCTTACACAGTAACGAATAGTAATCCTTGACGCCCTGAATATTCCAGGACATGGAAAATCCGCTTTCACTGATTGATGTAGCACGAAGTAATAGAGAGGGGATAAACCGAGCGATAGATACGTGTACACGAGTATGGTTATCGGGGGCTATCTCACCCTCTCCGCTTATCTTCGAGTTCAGACACATATCCAAAAGGTCAGCTTCCGACAATTGAATGCCGAAGGTCTGGAACTTCTGTTGTATGTAGCCGTTTACCGTCATCACTCGATACCTAATGCTTCTTTCAAAGCAGAAGTCTTTTCTTCGTCCAGTTCTCCTGCTTTAGAAAGAAGTGTTCCCTCCCTCATATTTGCAGTTACAGATACACCAATAGACTTCAATGCTTCTACAACGTCTTTCTTTTCAAACTCCTGTTCGAAGAGAAAAATCCCCTTAGAGGCTTTCTTCTCTTCAATAACTTCGGCAAGTTTGCGTTCCGAAAGGTCTTTCACGCGGGTTTCGTCTTCAAAATCGAGGATTGTACCCGGATTGTACACTTCACCAGTAAACTTGTCGCGGAAAATATCAATCACTTTAATCTTCATAGAATCCTCCTTATCCCTCCGGGACAGCGTTCATGGTTGATAAATCGAAATTCACAATCTTGTTCGGAGCGGTAAACTCAGGAATCCATTCAGCGGTGTATTCCATGTATCTACCTTCTTCGTCACGATAGTTACATACAGACATCTGGCCTTCAGAAGTATTGTAAGAACGTCCCGGAACGGGATCAGTCATTACATACGGCTTATGGTGGCGCATCTTCATCACCTTATCGGTACGCAACAGAGTGATACGGTCGTCTGGATAAATCTGTACGTTCTCTCCGTTTTGATTCTCAACGTAATCTTCCTTGATTTCGATTGCCGGAAGACCGATACCTGTAAATACGCTGGATGCCATTTGGTCTGTAACCAATCCGGCATTAATCATGAACTCACGCTCGCCAAGAATCATCTTGAATTTATCCCCGAACTCGGAAGCACCTACAATGTTCTTCATAAACGTACCACGAGACATAATCATCTTGGAGAACACACCGTATTTGGCTTTCAATTTCTGAATCTCCTGCTGCAAGTAAGAGATAAATACATTCTTTGCTGAAGCATCAGGAGTAAGGAAGTGGAACGGTAACTCGATGTCCAACAATTCGATGTTTTCCTTATTATCGGCCAAATGAACCTGCGCCTTACCAGTCATCAACAATTCGGGAACGATAATATCCATACGCTTGTGCGGAGCAAGCAGGATTTGGCGGTAATCATCAACGATAAAATCAATGATTTCTTGCAAGATTGTACGCTGGTCGGCAGTATTGGCGGCATTAAACTTATCAATAATATCTTGCAACTGAGACAAGCGTTCAATGTCCATTTGGTAACGGTCGCCCAGATAAGCGATTTCAGTTACACCTTCTCCGAGTGAGCGTCTTTCACGAATGGGCTTCTGGTCATTCTTGCCAAGGATGGAACCGGCAACGACACCTGTAACTGTTCCCAAATAAGTTTTGAAAACACGTTGCTTGGTTTCCAAGAAATCTCCGTATTGCTTCCAATAGATTGTATCCAATCTCAATTGGAGGACACGGTCAATAATCGCTTGAACGATATTAGGATCTGTGAATAAAGTCTGTATAGTCAAATTCATAACTCTACTTTTTAATGATTAATACTCAAACTGGAAACGAGAAGTCAGACCGACCTTATCCAGTTCATGAATAGGAAGAACCAGCTTGCTTTCCTTTACTTCATAAGCCTGCATCAATAGAGTTGGTAAAAATGCTCCTTCTTCCACCTTCTTTGCATCGTAAAGAACGAAGTTAGCAGTGTTCTTCTTCACTGTACCACCCACTGCGGTAGCCTCAAAAAGAACCGCATCCTTAGCGATATTTTCTCCGAAAGCCGCTTTGATGGTTAATACATCGTAGGCTTTATTGGACTTGTCGATAGATGCTACTTCCGCACCTTTCTTTCCGCTTCCGATAAACATGCCCACATAAGCCAGAGAATCCTTTGCTATCTTGATAGACAAAGCGGTTTCTCCGGTGGCGTATACTTCAATAACTCTCACATTACGGACGGGAACGAGTGTCCGTTTCTTCAAGTCCGCTTGTACCGGGGTGAATACAGGAAGAGTAGAACCTACTACGAGGTTGGTAATATCCAACTTCCAAGGTCCGCTCTTTCTGACACCCGTTTCTACACGGTAAAACTCTTCCGGCTTGTATTCCGGGGTTAAGTTATACTTAGTACCTGCTGCCATAAATTTTACTTTTTAGATTCAACAATTTCTTTTGTTCCTTCCGAAATCATACCTGCGATAGATTCGTTTTCTTTCTCAATCTTCGTTTCTGCTGATTCGGGAGGGGTTACGCCTTTGAAGCCGTCATTTGCGAACTCCTGTTTCAAGTCCTTGAAATAAACATCCAAGTCCTCATCGTCCTTGATGGCACACCTCTTGGCGTAGTTTTCGGGAATACCATACTCCTTTGCCTTTGCCATAATCTGCTCCTGCCGGGTAGCCTGTAATTTTTCTTGCTTTAAAGCGGAAAGTTCAGTCGAAAGATTCTTATTTGAATCAATCAAAGCTTGTGCCCATGCAGGTACATCATCTTTCTTGTCTTCTGGCTTCGGATTTGGGTTAGGATTGGGATTCTCGATTGGCTTACCGTCTTTAAGGTTATGCTTCTTCTCGTAGTTCTGAACAGAAGTACGGGTAGCATCCCCTGCACGAAAATCACCATAAGAATTTAACACGTCCGAAAAGCTAATACCCTCAACAATAGAGTTTACCTTTGTCTCGTCCGTTACACCCTCTGCCTTTTTAGTGGCAATTCGGGTGAGAATAGCAGCATCCACCCCAGTAAACTTGGTTTGGAGGCCCGCTAAGATTTGTTCTAAAATTGTCATACTGTATGAATTAAAATTTGAGCTTCAATTTGCAGAAGTAAAAATACCACCAATACAGATGATTAGTAAATATTTAAGCTTCCTATTCACGACAATAGAACCATTGTCGTGAATACGGTATAAAAGTAGGAAGTAAGTAAGTGGAAGGGAAATAATTAGATGGTGTAGAATTCACCAAGAAGAGATTGTGAAGAAATAGAATAAAAAAAGCCGTGAACTAATAAAGGAACACGGCTACATTTTGAATTTATAAAAACTTATCTTTGAGACATTAGATACAATTCATCATAAATAACTTCCAGTTTTGAAGTATCAATATAAAACTGGGTTGCATTTTTAGGAAGTCCAAAGCCATCATCATTGCATCCTATAGGATTCCAAATGCAAGAAACACTATCCTCTGAAACTTTCTTTCCGAATTTATTATCTCTAATAAATTCCCATATCATCCGACCAAGTCTATCATTCTTTGTTTTAGACATCAACCCATCTGCCCTCTGATTCTTCCTTATATAAAGGATAAAATCATCATTACCAATCTTTATTTCACTCATAGTATCAAAATGAAATTTATACTTAGTATTATATTTTTCTGTTTAAAATCCAAGCATTGCAGCTGGAGGAATATTCAACACCCGACAAAGAAGTCTTGCTATCTTCAATGTTGGCTCCGAACGTCCAGAAAGATAGTCATTAACACGTGAAGGGCTTATTCCGATCTCACCGGCAAGTTGTTTCTGCGTCATCCCCTTTTCCTCAAGAGATAATTCTATCAATTTCGCAACGGTCGGCTTTTCTATCGGATAATACTCCTTCTCGTAAGCAATCACTATATCGGACATAACAGTGAGCTCCACTGCATTCTTATCGTTTGCAGGGGTGTTGTCATCAACCAATGGCAAAAGTTCCTCTATTCTCGCCAGTGCAAATTCATATTGTTCTTTCGTTACTTTATTCATATCCTATATCTTAAATGGTTGAACAATCTATTTTATCATAATCTTTATGAGTACCAACCCAGCGAATGAAGACGTACCCAATTGTAAACTTAACAACGACAACCAACCGATAGTTGTTGCCTCTGATATTGAAAACGTAGTGTTGGTTGCCTACATAGTCAGCAGAAAGAAAATCAACCTTTATATCAGACAAATTTTTCCATTCGGCTTTTTCTGTTATATCATACCAACGCTCTAAGGCTATGCGTGAATCTTCATAACCTTTGGTTTCATAGAAATCTTTCAGCTTTTTATGTGATACTATTCTCATACGTTGTTCATTTGATACAAAAGTACTAAATAATTTTGAATTATAAAACTATTATAGCATAAATATTTTATAATATCGAATTATGCACAAGAAAAAAGCGGGACTGAAAAGCTCCGCTATCTATTCACAATTAACCAAAAGTCATTCTTTTGTAGCAGGAATCACCTTTTCATTTTTCAAACTCTGTTCTTCCTCGATTTCTTTCAACTCTTCATCAATGCGACTTATGGTATAGGCTTTTGTCCTGCGCTTGTCAGTTTTTGATTTAATGCAGCTTTCATCTTAGCAGCTTTAGCAGCTTGAACAAAATACAAATCAAAAAGAAGCTCCAAAACGTCCAATAAGAACTCTGCTTCATTAGGTTCTACATCTAATATTTCACCAGAAGCTTGGTCTTCCATTCCATGAGCAGCAATATTCCCAAAACCACGTATTATTTCCAAGTTGTCGCTTATGTATGATGGGAGTTTATTAGTTGCTATTAGCTTATCAATCTCCGTTTTGAGATTTCGTTCTTTAATACCTTCTTTCAGACGGATTATATTCTGTAAGCATCTACGACTTAAGGCTGCGCTTGCTTTGGGGCTAAATGAAAGTACCAAACAGGCTTCATTATAATCTTCAGCAAACTTAGATTCAACTTCAGGAGCAGCAGGTGTACGACCACTTCCCACAGGGAATAATTGTTTAAAATTACAGGAAGGTTGTTCTTCTATAGATACTGTACCGTCACGGTATTTATCAGCATTGTTTGCCTGTCCCAAAAGTACAATAGGCTTATCACATTCACTATTTGGACATCTCATATAGAATAGACTATAAAAAATATTTCCATATTTTCCTATGTATTTTTCTGAGAAATCTACATTTACTTCTACCTGACAATGTGGACATTTCATATCTTTAATATTTAATTTGTTACAATTTTCCAACCAAATTCTTCACATCCTCCGCAGACTTCACCTCATGTACGGTATCACCTACTTTAACAAAGCCGATAACATTACTGGCATTCGGCTTTTCAAATAGTTCAGTAACCGGCACCCCCAAAGCATCAGCTATTTTTTCTAATGTACCAATAGTAGGGTTACCTCCCAACATTTTAGAAAGGCTTGCTTGAGCCACACCTATTTTAGATGCTACCTCTGCAAGAGTTACTCCTTTCTCTTTACATACTTCCTTCACTCGTAAATCCATATATAATATATTATAAGTTTGATTTCAGGCACAAATATACACATTATATATTATAATCTAATTTCAATCTATAAAAATATATCATATTATATTTTATTAACAATGATATTATTGCCAATTATATAATATAGTCTATATTTGCACATATAAAAAATAGAATATATTATATAACACATAAAATATAAGTAGTATGAGCACAAAATTTAGAAGTCAGATGAAAGAGGTTATGAGTACTGCATGGCAGATGTTCAGAATCACAGGTGAAAGTTTCTCAGAGTGTCTAAAAAGAAGTTGGTTGCTTCTGAAACTGAAAGCACAGATGAAGAAAAGAACGGTTCAGTTCTTCTATCAGAAAGTTTCGGGCGAAATTCGTCAAGCATTCGGTACGTTACGTGACGAAGTGATAGCCGACAATGTAAAAGGTACAGGTCGCAAACCTAATGAAAACCTATTTACCTATTTTGATTGCGAGAAGAACGAGTTTCGTTCATTCAAGAAGTTCAACCTTATCAAAATCGCATGACTATGAAAGCAGAAATTAACATCGAAGAGATAAAGAACGGTGCTGTTCACTCTGAATTATTGAAAGCATTATGCCTTATAAATCAGGCTCGTAATATCGTTTCTAATACGATGGATGAAAAAGAACTAAGGGATGCCGGACAATGGGACTGCATGGATGAAACAGTCACTAAACTGAATGAATGTACTTGCGATATAGGTTACATTATTGGTATTACTGTAACTGGCAGAGTGGATTCAATGATGAAATAACACGATTATCAAAAGGCAGCCCGCACGACTTTAAAGGCTGCCTTTATTATTCACTCTTAAATGAAATAATTATGGATGAAATTTGGAAAGACATTGAAGGGTACGAAGGTTTATACCAAGTATCAAATTTAGGTAGGGTGCGAAGTTTGGATAAATACAGAAATGGAAGAAATGGCGCACAAGTATTTTGTAAGGGAAAAATATTGAAGCCTTTCAAATCAGGTCCAGCTAATTATTTGACTATTGCATTGGGAAGAAAGAAAAAAGCGTAGATACATCGGCTGGTAGCAATTGCATTTATCCAAAATCCCTTAAACAAAAAAGAGGTTGACCATATCAATTGTAATATAACAGATAACACAATTGAGAATCTAAGATGGGTTACGCGAAAAGAAAACCTTAACAATCCCATTACTAAAAAACGTAATAGCGAATCACGCAAGGGCTGGTATCAACCCAAGGGTAAAGAAAACAAAAGGTCAAGACCTATCCTTCAATATTCTTTAAATGGAGAATTTATTAAAGAATGGGGAAGTCAAAGAGAAATTAAAAGAGCACTTGGGTATTCTAACGGCAATATATACAACTGTTGCGCACTAAAATCCAAAACAGCCTATGGCTATATATGGCGGTTTAAAGAAATGCAGGTTTAGTTACCTGCATTTCTATTTTGTTCCTTATTTAGAATTTCATCTTCTTGTATCTCTTTTAAAATCTCATCGACCCTATCGGCATTGCCAGCGAACATTATCCCTTCTCGCCTTGACCAAATTTTGCCTTCTACTGCTCTTACTGCTGTATTTACATTGTCATCTTCTGAATCAATCATATATGGAACCAAGTCTGTCTCGATATCAATCGTCTGTGATGCCTTATTGAACTCAGTTGGATTAATCGCTCCTAAAGCAGAAACAAGGAAATTAACCCTTCGTTGCAGAAACTCCCCTATCACTTCCGCATGATTACTTACGCTCATATGCGCACCCATAAACATGAAACGAAAAGCGGTGCCGGAAGCCTTGCCAACACCTTTCAAGGTTTCAAAAGAAATACGTGGAGTGTTAGACATATCATAAGCGTTGTTCGTAAGCGTTTCGGCTTCAAAACGAATTGTTTCAGGAACTTGGTTCCACGTCAAGTATTGAGCATCCGCACCATCTTCCAATTTGACTATCCTATCTTTTGTTTTGCCAGCAAATCCGGCTACACTACCGACTAATTTCAGCAACGGAAAGAAATGATAGTCAATACAGTCGGCATAATTAGATAACAGTTTCTCCAACCGGACACGGAAAGTCTTTATCTTTTTGCAATAAGGTTCAGGACGATAAGCATAGAGAACCGGTAGTTTGGGGAATCCATGAGCAAAAGGCGTTCTTTCTTCATACCCTTTAGACAAATCCCATTGATAAACCATTTTGTCCGTGATAGTCATAAAGCAGATGACTTCCGAATCATCCATGAGCTTCTTCTTGTACTCACGTGAGAAAGCAATCATTTTACCTTCGTCGTTGAAAAATGGGTATAGCTTATCACCTCTGAATGGAGACCATAACACGCTTTTCAGTTTCTTGGTGGGCTTGACCTTGCCACCGAACGTAGTCTTTACTTTCTTCCAGAACTTTGCCCAAAACGAATCATCATCGGTAACATACCAATATTCTGCCGCTTCTTGTTCGGAGAGCCAGGCACGGACAATCTTCTTGTTTTGATATTTGATTTTGTTGGACTTGAATACAGCCTTTACCGCATCCAGCAGTTTCTTTTCATCATTATCAGTCGGAGTGCAATCCATAGACGGTTCTGTGCCGACCGTGAAAGCTGTTTGGATGTTCACTATATCCTGTTCTAATGGAATAGTGATACGGTTTACCGGCTCGATCTTATACTGAGCTTCAATTTCGTAGGTCTTGCCAGTCTTCTCATCGAAAACTTTCTCTGCTTCCTTTTCAAGAACTTTTCTATCCGGGTACTTCTCCTTGTCAACCATGATTTCATGGCGTTCCGGATTCCAATCGTCCCAAAGTTTACAACGGTCGGGAAGTTCGGTCTTCCTGCCTTTCTTTAAGTAGCTTATTTTCTGCCCGATGTCAGGCAATGCTAATATTTCTTCAAGCGTTAATGGCATAATCTATATTTTTAGTGTGTGAATATTCCAGTTAAATCTTTCGGTTTTAGAATTTTGCCAAGCAAGCAACCCAAAACATAGTACCTTATTGCATCCATAAGGTGATTATCTTTATCTACTGGCTCATTGATATAATTTCCATCTTTGTCCATATCCCATACGTAGGTTCTTAATTCTTTCATAAGATTGTAAGAACGTTCCGTTACATACAAATCCATAGAGAGAATTTTATCTATTCCTGCCTTGATTGATGGCCCCGACTTATCTACGCCATAAATATTCACGCCACGAAGTTTGATTTCGTCCACAAGTCGAGGATCAGCGGATTCTGCAAACACTTTCAAACCATAAGGACGTACCTTGTCAGCAAGCGCATTTGTGAGCATTCCTGATTGATAACATAGTTCATCAACATACAAGGCATTATCTACGATACCACACTTCACGGCTGCTGAAACGTCTGTTGTGTACCCGAAGTCTTGCCCGATAGCTACTTTCTTCGCCCATTGGGGGAATTCTTTCACAATACCCCACTTCTTAAAAACCGCACCCTCTGCCACGTCAGCCCAACGACCAATAACGACATGAGCGTACTTTTCAGGATTGTTCGCTTTCATATCCTCCACTTCTTTCAAGAACTCCGGTGAAAGATTCTCCAAGTTATCAAAATACGTAGTATGGATATGAAGTACATTCGGATGAGTAGAGACTTGCACCTGCACTCCGTCAATCTCTACAAGCTTATGAGTTTTCTCTATGTATTTCTTGTAAATGAAGTGATTGGAATCGCACGGATTCATTATGATAATAATCCGGTTTTGAATCCCTTTCTTACGGATAGAGAGCATTATCTTGTCGAATTCTTCTTCATTTGTCCACTCTTCCGCTTCATCGCAGACGAAAGTAGTGATACCCTGGATGGATTTTAGTTTCGCTGTTTGGTTTCCTGATGAAGTTTTGATACCTCGGAACATGATACGGCTCTTAGTCATTTTATTGACTATATCCGTCTTGGTGGTCTTGAAATACTTGGTCGTTCCGTCAAGGTCTATTTTTTCCATCATCTCGGGGATGATAGACATACCAGCGGAAACCATCGTATAACGGGTGTAAAGAATTTGATGGACTATCTTCTCTACAGGAGTCATTTCAAAAGTCAACCGTTCAATAAAGGTGGAAGCATTGAAAGATTTTCCCGAACCACGCCCACCAGTGATAAGAATTATAAATTTTTCCTTATCCTCGTATAATGGATGGTAAATTTCTTGAGGTACTATCATTTCAGCTTGTCTTTAATCCAAGAATCAATGTTGATGCCGTGCTCTATGTCTGTTGGAATATCAGCATCTTCATCCTGCTTGCGTTCAACCTTTCTCCAATCCTCATCGTGGTGATACAGCCAAACGGACATTGCTTGCAAGTTTGGAGCCAACTCGCTTTCGCTGACTTGTAATTCATCCTCACCTGTCAAATTTCCCTCTGAATCACGGAGCTTTCTTACCACGGTGCTTTTGGTTTTTATGCCACCGAGAGCCATTGCAAGGAATTTAGCCCTTACAGTGGCATTGATTGTCGCGCGCCCACGCGCTAAGACTTCGGATATTTCGGTGTACTCACTTTTCTTTTCGCAGAAAGTTTGTGGTAAAATCCCTATGGCATAAGCAATTTCCTTGTCAGTGAACCCCTTTTTGGCATACGACTCTACGAGAGAAAGAAAGTCCTCGCTTGTGTAGTCAAACTTGGGCTTTCTTCCTCCTTTGCCTTTTCTGTTTTGAGATTCACTATTGCTCATATTACTTATTCACTCCAAGGATTTTCGTCTTCTTCCTCAACGTAAATCCGTTTTAGTCTATCAGATATTTCTTTCAATTCATGTTTCATCTGCTTTACATGAAATTCGGCAAGCATGGGAATTTCCATTGCACCTAATAGGTTATCTATCGTGTCGATAACTTCCGCAAATTCATCTGGTGCAATCATATATCAATCTATTCTTTCTACTTGTTCATCAAATACCTCTCCCTTTATAAACTTCATATCTGGTTCATACCCGAACCTTTCGCAGAAAGCGGCTTTAGCTTCATAGGTATCGAAGGATAACATCACATAGGCATCCATGTTCTCAGCTTGCTTCTGTGCGTTTTCTTTCACCTGCAGCTTGACCTCTTTCATGTGGGCAACCTTTTCGGCACGTTCCAACTGTTTGGCGGCCTTATCGGCTTCTTTCTGTTCGGAAACTGGGGTCATCATATCAGACAAAGCATCCGCAATAGAGTTTTCCTCTTCGGTCTGCAAAAGATAGTCGACACCAATCATATTCAAGTCTGCATCGGTCAGACCTGCATCTTTCCAGTCAATATCAGGAACAATACGGGCAAGAGCGTCAAAATCCCATGTCCCTTGTGCATTAGGGTTGTTCATTAGAATGTTTAACTCCTTTTCCTGCTGCTCGTCCACGTCTATGACATCGACACGAATGCGGTAGTCGTTATCGGGAAACTTTTGCAATTCGTCCATGACAGACAAACGCTGGTGCCCGCTGACTACGGTAAGACCAGTACGCTTATTCACAACTATTCCACCTACCAATCCGAATTTCTTGATACCACGTTTCAGTGTCTTACGTGATTCATCGGAAAGTTTCCGGGGGTTATAATCTGCAAAGTGAATGGCAGAACGATTAAGTTCCACCGATTCACTCTTTATGTATTTTGACAATTCCATATCATCCATTAGTTAAACCCATATAAATTCTTCGAGATACTTTTCTTGCGCCATCTTGTTGTTTCCCCTCGTTATACCCAAAGGTTCGTTCAATGTATCGAATATACTTTCTTGCAATAGAGTTTACTCTGTTCAGCCTATTACCCGTTAAAGTACGAGATAGTCTGTATCTTTGCTCTGCAATATCATCAATTGATTTTCTTCTGACTCGGCTTTCCTTCTATTGCTTTTGTTGATTATTATACTCCCAAAGCACCCTTTCAGCCATTGGGAAAACTTTGTAAATTCTCTGTAAATCTTGCGGGTAATTCTTCTCCATCCAAAGCATACAATCAAGATTGAAGCCTACTCCACTTGAAGCCTTTAAGCTATACCGAATAGGTTCGGGTAGGTTGTGTTGCTTCATGTAAGCAAGAATGTCTCTTTGATTCCAATCAGCCAAAGGATAAACCATACCGTTATTCTTGTAACCGTTTGCCTCATATCCTTTCAGCATAAGCCTACGATTCATGCCATCAGCTTTCTTCATACCCAAGAATGTGTAATAAACTCCGTGAGTAAACTGCATAGCCTTTACCACATCTGCCAACTTCAATAGTTTCACTTCCGGATTAGGCACGCAATACATACCTCCACGAAGAATATAAGTAAGATTCCAGTGAGGCACTTGCACAAACTCAATCTTTGGATATTTGACTTTAGTCCAGCCAATCCATCGGTTAATGTGCTCCAAATTCTTGACGAAGTACATGAACACACAAACAATCCGGTCAAACTTCGGATAGATTAAATCAAGCAGAACAAGCGAATCTTTGCCAAGTGATAAAAACAGTAAAGCCTCATTCGATTTTACCCGAATGAGGTCTATATACCGGTTCGCTTGTTCTACCTTGCTCATAGCTAACCACCACTTAAACCAAATGAAGTACGAAGGTCACTATAACGCTGTCTGCGTGACCCCAACTGTGATGTACCAGCTTCACCGCCACGTCTGGCAACCAATCTACCACCAGCCCCTGCACCGTTCATATTTCTGCGAGGCCCGGCTACTCTGTTAATTCTTCTTGCGACTCTGCTTTCTAATTTTAAAAGTTAAACAAATCAATCTATATGTTTCTCTAATATCTTACCCAAAGTATAATCCATTTGTGCGGCAAGATATTCTTCGCCTTGATGTTCGTAAACAATATCATTACCGTTTTCATCTGTGAGAATTACTGCTTCTGCATTCTTTACCTCTATAATGATGTAAGGACGTTTACCCGTATATGCACCTGTCAGAAGCTTGATTGCATCGTACTTGATAGGCTTCAATTCTACCTCACCTTCTTCAGGCAGTTCTGCATCAGCCGGATATTCTTTACCGCCACATAGGTAAGTGATATATTTCTTAGCGTTTGTTGGTCTGATTTCGCGGTATTCGTGGGTTTTCTTGCCTGCCAAGATTTCATCGAAATACTTCTGTTTGATGCTTAATGTAAGAATGTTCATAATCGTGTCAAATTTAAATTAATAATCATAGTTGCGGAAACAGGACTCGAACCTGTGACCACCGCCAAGTCAAAGCGGTAAGCTAACCAACTGCTCCATTCCGCGATAGTACCCCAAAGATACTACCACAACCAAAGATAACGAAATATCTTCAATCGTTATACACGACAATCGGTTTATTGTCGTGAACTAAGCCATTTATCCCGTCTTTCTCTACACGCCTCTAAGGTAGGCGCACAACAAGCAAAGAGTTCGCCACTTTCAGTACGATAGTCATATTGGTACATTCTCACTCTCTTTCCTCTCAATCTGGTGTTGTAGGTAGTGTAATTCTCTTTACCGGGCTGGCATACGCTGCAACCGTTTACATTTATTGAGTTCATAATTCAAGTAATTGTTTCGTTTTATCCACGTCTACAAAACTCGTCCACCCTGCTTTATGCAGTTTTATAGCTGCCTCTCTGATTGTGATTTTGCCACTCTTGACACTGTCTTTCAAAGATTCTAATACATTCTTCATTCTTAATTCATTTTTACGTTCAATCTTTCTTCACTCGTATAAGCCACTACAAGCCCAGTTTCATCGTGCTGTATGGTGATGTACTTTTCACCCCTCTCTATAGTAGAGAAGTCATAAGGGGTTGCCATCTTACCCAACACTTTGCCCAGTTGCTTCATCAATGGGGCTTCAGGGCTGATAACTAAAACTAAATCCGCTTTCATAATCGTGTATATTGTGATATCCAGAAGGTTACTGGATTAATTACATTAAAAAACTTGAATTGAGACCAAACCTAAAAACTAAAGCGTTGTTTATCTCTCGGTCGGTAGGATTGTGATCAAACTCTTTGACGAAATCATTATACCTACCTCTTATAATATACTTATCTGTTATTATCTCTTGTCCTTGTCTGTCCGCCAATGTACCAGCCGGATAAAAAGAACAACTATCAAAATAATGATCGTCTTTATTATAATCGCCTGTTAGCTTCATATAGATGCCGTTTACTCTTTGACAAAAAACTGCTTGTTTTTCTTTCTCGTTCATAATCTTCTATATTGCGCAGGGCTTTCGCCCTGTCGGTTAAACTTATAATATTGTAATCTCTTTATTGCCTATCTCTGTATCTACATTCAGAACCTCATATTTTTGAGCCTTGCAGTTATAAACAACTTCACAGGTATTGAAGCCTCTGCCATCTTCTCTTTGGTCATAAACAGTATCTATATGCTGATACATTTTATTGCCTAACATGAAGTTTACCTTACCTGACGTGCAGAAGTAAAATGCTACTGCATATTTCAATGTCTTCTTTTCATCAATCTTCTTTGTTGCCATAATCGTATATTTAAGCGTTAATACCAATTGCGTTTCTCATAAAGTCGCTTGCTTGTTCTACTGATATATTTAGTTTCTTTTGGATCAAAATGAGCATACAGCTTACTTGTTCTTTTGTGTTCAAATTGCCTTGTACAAACTCTGACATGATGAACTTCTCTATTGTTCTTTGTTTAATTACTGATGCTGCCATAATCGTATATCTTTTAATTGTTATTACTTCGTTTCTGATGATGCAAAGATAAAGCAATATTTTATCGCTAACAAATAAAAAAATAAATATCACTTTATCTTTAACATAGATTAATAAACTAATATTTTATCATCAAACATTAAATATTAAAATATTACTATATTTGCAGCATTAATAAGTTAAAGCTATATTTTATGCAGGTAAGAATCAAAGAAATAATGGTAGAAAAAGGTGTTTCGTCAGTTAGTTTAGCTGATACAATAGGCGTTTCAAAGGTTACGGTAAGTAATCTCATTAATAACAAAACGATGCCTTCGGTAGAAACTCTTGAAAAAATAGCATCCGCCTTAGATGTTCCTATGTGGCAACTCTTCGCTTCGCCAATAGAAGTAACCGATAAAAGTGAACTCACCGCCCTTATCCAGTATAAAGAAAACTTCTACAAAGCCGATACGATAGAGGAATTAGAAAATATTGTAGCAAAGATTAAAGTTAAATAATATGGGAGTTTCTTGTTTCCATTTTCTAATGAAGTATAAAAGTGGCTATTTTAATTTCAAAACAGATGATATTCTGCGAAAAGTATCTAGTGATGTTCCACACGACAAGCAAGGAGTATACATCATTTACAAAGAGTGCATTTCTTTTGAAAATATCATTTATATAGGCAAAGCTGGGACAATCTCACAATTGGGAATATATGGAAAACAAGCGTTATATGGAAGAATCAACAATAAACAAGACGATTTGAAACGCCAGACCTTCTTTTCTGATTCTATGAAAGCAAATGGAATACATCAGATTATAATCCAATGGTTTGTCACTGTTGATGATAGACACTCCGATATTCCACATTGTATCGAAGCACGACTAATTCAGAAATACTACAAAAAAACAAAAGAACTTCCACTATGGAATAGAAATTATTGAAAGCCGGAGCACTAAGCCCCGGCTCATTAATTGATTAGCCCTTTGATTCTTAACCGATTTACGATTTCGGTGTAAAGATACTCTATATCTCCACTGAAATCCCCATAATTCTGATAGAGAAACACGACATCAGCGCAGTTGTCGGAAATTGTACTCTTGGACTGAATCCCTAATACTCTTGACATTTCTTCACGTAACCCTGCTGTCATTTTCCCACCAGCAAGCGAGCTAGGAGAAAACAGGTACAGGATAATGAAAATGAACTTCTTCCGTTGTGTTACACTATCAATACAAGGGGGGCATCCTCTCTCATTCAACAACTCAACAAATATTTTATAGATTTCATGGATAAGGCTCTTGTCTTTCAGAACCGGGGAAGTTAAGATATTTTCTTCCTCTGAAAGTTCTGATTTTTCGATACGAATCTTTTTAAGACGAATTATTTTATTAAAATCCAGCGCCATAACACGATTATTTAAAAAGTAAATAGTATATTTGCATCATAATCGTGTAAGATTTGGGAGAATTAATGCTTGGTCGTGCTCGCAGATTCTCCCTTTCTATTTTAAAAACCTATTCCTTTTGAGAATGGCTTTATTTTTCTTATCTACTTCCCTACTCCATATTGAAGCGTTATAGATAGATGTTGCATACAATCTAAGTTCCTCACTATTAGTAAGAAAATCTACTTGCAGTGCCTTCTTCATAGATTCAGCATACAAGCTTTGGTTAATATTATTTTCCATATAATTTATTAATTAAGTTACAAACCCAATCTGGCAATAATCGATAATAATATATATTCACAAATAATCCTATATTTTCATTATCTTTCATACACACAAAGCAAACCCTTTATAGAATTGAAAAAAGATTGTTATATTTGTAAAATCAGACATAAAAATAATTATTATGAAAGTATTCTTAAGTTATAGATTCACAGACAAGATATATGTAGATCAAATAATAAATGAAATAAATACTCGTATAAAAAGTATTGATTTCATTTCACTAGATCATTTAAAAAAGGATTGGGTCAAACAAGTTGAGTCACTCATAAAAGAGGCGGATGTTGTATTATTTTTTATTGGATCAAACACCTATGAAAGTAAATCTATACATAAAGAATACGAAATCACCAAAGCCCTAAATAAAAGATTTTATTTTACGGAACTTAAAACAGATAATAAATCTAAAGTTTTCACTTATCCTTACTTCTGTATTGACAATAAGGCCCTCCATGTAGCAAATCATCCTAAAGAAATCATTGATGCATTGTGCTACATTGACACTTCAAAAGAATTATTACTTGAGCAATACAAAATATTATATGCATCTACTGAGAATGTGTCAACGAGACGACAAAATGTCAATAATCTATACTTTGGTATTATTACCACCATTATTACGGCCTCATTCTTAGTAGCAGATCGTATTTCTGACAAGGCTCAAGCATGTCTCCTATTATTATTTCTAACAGGAGTAGCTTATGGTATAACATTTTATTGGGAAAAGTTATTAATATCATACCAAAGATTAAATTCTGGAAAATTTGTACTTTTACAAGAATTAGAAGACAAACTAAAAATAAACCTTTCACAACGTGAATGGGATATTCTTCAAGAACGAAATTATGTATCTAACACAGAAACTGAGAATAAAATTGTTTCAACTTGTAGAATCATATTAGGGATTATTGCAGGAATTGAATTACTCTATTTTTTATGGAAAACCTGTTTACTAGACACATGGCTCTCTAGTATCTTCAATTTTCTACATTTCTATTAAAATCTAACTTCTACTATAGTGTATATACATGTGCTTTTCAAGAATTTCTCTAGTGGATTTGGTGAAAACATTCCCTCTAGAGGCTTCTCCTGATGAAAGTGATTAATGTAGTCCTTTCTTGCTGTGCGGTTCAGAAATGTTGTGATAATTGTTGTAATGCTTTGGTGATATCATTTAAAAGAGTAAATCGCTTGTTTTTCGGTATTCCCTGTATTTTTGTAAATGAGACTGTCACTTATTATAAAATTTACCAAATTAGCAGATTTTAAAGGTTGGTATTGAATTACCTGCCTTTTTCTTATTTAGTATTGAAAGACTAATACTTCTTCCCGTGCATTTTCTCACGGAGTTCGTTATACTTCATTTTCTGCTCGATATGCCACATAAGGTCAATACTAAGATATTTAGCAAGTCCAAAGATTTCAAGCAGAAGCATTTCTGGTACGACACACGAGCGTATAAAGACTTCATTATTTGAAGTAATAAACTTTATGATATGGAATATTGATTCTGTAAATGATTTATTACAGTAGGTCGCAGAATATTCTGATATTGTTTCCTCGTCGAATGCATCCTCGTCTAAGTCAATTCCTAGAAGTCCATATAAATCAAGCAGGCGGATAACGGCATCAGCAAGTTCATCCGGGACTGTATCTTTGACGCACTTTTCAAATGCACATTTAAAACGCCTGCTTTCTTCTACCAATGCAGGATAACGATTAAATTCACGTTCAAATGCAACTACACCTTTGAAGACTTTACATTTCCTATCCGCTTCCACAGCCTCCATTAGCTCCGATATTACTAGGCAAAGACAATGTTCATTGCTCAACTCCTGATCGTGAAATCCGTGCTCACAAGCGTTTTTGTAGGACTTATCTCTTAATTCGTTTAAATTCATTTCTATTTTATTTGTTATTAAATTAATTGATTCGTACATACTTACCTGCGATATCGCAAGTCCTTAATATCTCAGCATTATCTTCACCGAAAGCGATTAGGATACTACCGCAACCGGGCGAATCTCCGCGTGTTCCATCCGGGCGGAAGAATCTAATCCGGTTGCGCAAAAACTTCATCGCTGTTGCCTTCTCGAATATTACATCTTGAAACATCTTTGAATCACAACGATTGAAAAGTAGAGCGATACCGTTGCCATGCTCTGCTAACCTTGTAACGAAACGTTCTATAAGAGGACGGGAATAAGGTGGATTCAGCCAAACACGGCCTACCCAATCTTTAGTTAACCCGTCATGGTTTTTGTTGTACATAGTTTCTGCCGTTTTCCAAAGCGGCTTAACCGGAGCGCATGGATCTAAATCAAACTTTCCTAATGCATCTATAATTTCCTTTGGCGTATACCATTCATCAGTAGTATTAGCCGATTTTTCAAAATTCGTATTCATTTTATTAAACATCAAATAAACTTGTTTGTACTAGAATTCCTTTGTCGGTCTTTATTTCCCCGAAACATTCACGGCGAAAACGTTCTTCCTGGGCCTGAAAGTATTCTTCGTCTATTTCGGTAGCATAGAAATCGATACCTAACCCATATGAAGCTATCCTACTGCTACCACTTCCAAGATGTGTGTCTAGAATCTTATCTCCTTCTTTGGTGTACATCCGGAGGATTTCAGCATATAGCTTAACCGGCTTCTGACAGCGATGAATGTTTCCACCGTATTCGCCAATTGTGCATCGATTTAGAGTTATGATCCGAAGAGCCTTATCAAAACTACTCCATGCCAATTCTCCGTCAGACATTGTTAGTCCATGTTGTCCCTTATCCCAGACGATCCAACCCATTTTAGGAGGCAGATGTTGAGTAAAATAGTTACCACCGAAAATTATTTGATTCTTACTCACTCTAAATAACTCCTGAAAGTATTTTTTGTCAGGTGGCTTCTTGTCCCAATCTTTTCTTTTATATTGTTTAAAGCCTAAATGCTTCGGCATCCCCCCCTTGTGCATTATGTTTATGCCATACTGTGGATCGACTATCGCTAAATCAAAGAACTTATCAGGAATATCCTTCATGTATTCCATGCAGTCCATGTTATATACTTCGCTTATCGGCATTATAGCTCCCTTCTATTCTATTATGTTAAAATCTTCTTCGTAATATTCAAGTCCTTTACACTCGTCATTCTCAGGAGGAACTCTACCTATATCGCAAAATTCCTCTTCCGTTTCTTCGTTCATTAAACAATGAACACAATAGTCGCAATCGTAATCCATAGCTCATTATTTTCTTGAATATTGTATCGTTCATTTCTATTCTGTTTAAAACCATTCAACACTAATACATTTCTTGCAACAAGGGCATACAACCCAAGAGCCTTCCCGTTGGTCTGACTTTATATCAGGTCTTTCATATTCAAAAATGCAATCGCAATTAGAGCATTTCTGCTGTTTTCTTTTTATCGGCTTTTTACCTTGCTTAATTATTTTCATATCTATTTTATTCTAGTTAAGAGTTTAACTTTTCGTATCTAAGTCCGAAGCACAATTTTATCATTATGCGTTGTAGCCAATTCATAGACTTAAAAACGGGAATAACTGATTTTGTGTATTCATGTACCAATTGAGCTACTGCTTTAGGTTGATCAATGAGAAAATGCGTATTATTATCGTTCATAATGTTCCTTTCTATTTTGTTAGACGCAAATCCTTGATAATCATTCAAGAACTTGCAAGGTTAATTAATTGTATCCATTAAGTAGTCTGATATTGCGTAGACTACCAGATAAAATAAGATGTTAACTCCTAGGAGAAGGAGGATGTTTAGCAACACTCTCATAACCAATCCAGCTCCTCACTACTTTTGAAAATATGAGCGAACGTACTTTTTTCGTCTGATAGATTGAGACCAAGTTGTGACGGAAAACGCTTGATGTAATTATAAAATTCAAACATCTTTTTATCATCATCTCCACATCTGTCAATTAACAACCTGATAAACGCAAGAAGACAATCGGAGTCGTTGCCGAAATTTTCCTGAGTGGAAAACTGAGTCTTATCAACATCTTGTTTCAATTTACGGATAGCGGCTATTGCAGTGTTGAAATTACGTTTTGCATCGTAACGCAGTTCATAGCCTTGTTTACCCATTTCACTTCTCAAGTCATAGAGAAGGGTTTCTACAACATCTGTCAACACATAGGTTAAGTTGAGCGTTGTATTAAGATTTGTTGTTCCTACTAACATGATTTCACTTGTTTCTTATTTGAATGAATCCTCGTTTTTCTGTCTCTTTAAGGAGTTCCATATCTTCTTCCTTGATATTACAAGGAGTCTCACCGTTCACGGTAGTATAGTCCGGGATATTAAACTTATCCCTGATTCTCTTTTTGATTCTTGGTATATCTTTGGGATCAAGATGCCTTGTTTCCCAATAAATGGTAACTCTCATCATTTAAAATGGATTATCGTCTTCCACATCAGCAACACTACTTCCTGATAATGGAACGGAGTCAAGATTATAAAAGCAAGTCGTAGCGGCATTAAACCCACAGATGAACCGTAGCAATCCAATATTTCGACCTTTGGCAATATCAATCATTGCTGTTCCTTTCGTTTCCACATTTGAGAAATCGCTTGGATAGGATTTCTTAGTTACTTCGGGACGATAGATAAGAATGACTACATCGGCAGCTTCTGCTATTTGTCCACTGTCACGAAGCCGTGCCAACGTAGGAACCGGATTCATGGTATCCCTATTCAACTGGGAAAGGGCTATAATCCAGATATCGAGTTCCTTCGCTAAGTTTTTCAACCTTCTTGCCACATCTCCCATCTGCTGTTCCTTATTTGCTCCCTTCATGTTCACATTGAGAATCTGCAAGTAGTCAACTATAGCACCATCAATGCCATATTTCAACTTCACATAGCGAATGGACGAAATGATAGTGTCAATATTGGAAGTACTTCGGTCATCAAAGTAGATATCCTTACCTGATACCTTGCCAATACCTTTGTCAACCGCCTGTAGCTGCGAATCTGTCAAGCGTGAGTACATGATCTGATTGGCAGGGACACCGCTCTCCATAGAAAGAATACGAGCTGTTATCTGCTCTTTCTTCATTTCCATGGAATACATGGCAATTTTAGTTCCTAAATCAGCCGCATTTCGCATCATTGACACTGCCAAACTAGTTTTTCCCATGCTTGTTTCTCCAGCAATAATTATCAAATCCGATTTTTGCAAACCACCCGACTTAGCATCTATCTTTTCAAATCCGGTAGGAGTTCCGGTCATTGGTCTATCACCAGATAGATTTTCATTTATCATGCTATAAACACTTTCAAGCCCATCATTAATGGTCGTGACAGTCGTACTGCTAGATTTGAAAAGAGAAGCAAGCTCATCACTTACAGAATTAGTAACATCAAGAATATCCTCTGCTTCCGAGTAAGAGTTTGAAACGAGATATTGACCTATGACATAGAACTTACGCCTTATGGCCAAGTCATGAAGTCTTGCTGCATACTGATACAAGTCAAAAGTACTGTTAGAAGCAATTTTCATATACTCCACCAGTTCAAACTTCACACCATTGGCAACAAGCTTTCCTTTGACCGTTATCATATCAGGCCTGTTCCCAGATGACACCACTTGAAGAATAGCCTTGTATATCTCCTGATGAAAAGGATTGTAGAAAGATTCTTCCGATAGTAATTCTCTCACTTCTTCAAACGCATTGCGTTGAAGAATAATAGTGCCTAGAACCATTTTCTCGGCATCTTCATCGCGCAATTGTACGTTAGTATCCATATTCTTTCTTTGCCCAGTTTAACACCGTCCGATAAAGGTTGGTGTATCGTTTGCGTAAATCTTTTCGGTTCTCTATCTGTTCGATGACATCAGCAATCTGTTTACCGGTATATTTCTCTTTGAGTTTTAGGAACTCAGCTTCCGTAATTTGAGAAGAGAAGTTTTTAGGGTTACTACAGAAAGGAGCTTTCCGTTTCAACCAATCATTAAATTTTAGAAAATCAAGATTTGAAGGAGCGGGTGAAGAAGCGACAGCTTCTTTCTTATCTCCGTTAGGAGATTCTTTCTTATCTTCCTTTTCCTCTTCCTTTTCCGTCGTCGTGAACACGTCGTTATCACGTGGTGTTGACGTCGTGTTCACGACGTTATCATTTAAAGCTCTATTAATCAAATCTTTTGCTATTTCTTTACCGATATATGACTTATCGTATCTCTTATCAAGGATTTGATGACTACGGAATGTGCGGATAAAGTAGTAGCTTTCTTCTGCGTGAATAATAGGTACTAACATCCGGGCATCCACTAAGGAATCTATCCACTTTTTTATTTCAGATACTCGTAAGTTTTCATCGTAAGGGAATATTTGAGATTTGAGTAATGCAGCATTACCTTTGATAACTCCGAAATCATCAGCGAAGTTCCAACAACCAATAAAGAAAAGGCGGCACGGGATTGGTAATTTACCAATCTTTTCATCTTCCCAAAATTCAGGTTTTATCGTCCTTATTCGTGCCATATAAACATTTAATTAAGTAATACAGATTTATTTCTCCACTTCTCAGGCATTTCGGTATATGTTCAATGTCCTTAACTACTTCTTTTATACTTTTCATATTAGAATCTTACGTTAGTTAATTGTCTACCATTAGAATAAACTGCCCACTTACCGTTACCCCTATCAAACAGTCGTAAGTCCGACACCTCCCCGAAACGTTTGATGTTACCGCATAAATCCACAATCCAACCACATTCTTTAGAAGGATGCGGGCGGATGGCACGACCGACTATCTGATACCACATGGCCAGTGACATCGTAGGACGTGCCATTACGACCGTATCAAGTTCCGGATAGTCAAAGCCGGTGGTTAATACCCCGACATTGGCAACAACAGATATTTCTCCTGCCTTAAAATGCTTGAGAATCATTTCACGAGTGGCTTTTGGAGTATCACCGGATACAATAGCGCAACCAGGTATTGACATCGTTAACCGTTCCGCTTTTTTCAAAAAACGGGTAAAGACCAAAATGCCCTTCCGTTTTCCTCCGGCTTTGGGATTCATCAGCCTTTGGACGATATGAACGAGATAACCGTAGAAGTCTATCCGTTCATATTCTCTTTGGACTGACCTATCTGTATAGTCGGCACCAGTGGTATTTACTTTCAAATTGAGTTCATTCCATCCGGTCGGATTCATCGGGTAGTAGTTCAGCTTCGCCAAGTAGCCCATATCTAATAAGGTTGATACCTGTACATGATAAATGACCTCTGAAAAAACGTGAGGCTTTGTCCGGGTGATAAATTTCAACATAGAGCCGAAATCACGTGAGGAAGATAATCTATAAGGAGTTGCAGTCAAGCCTAGAACCTTACACTTCACCGCATTGAAGAAATCCTTGTACATCCCCTCTTTAGGGTTAACAAGGTGGCATTCGTCCACGATGATGTTCTTGAAGTGGATGAACAGTTCAGGATGGTTCTTCACGCTGCCTATGGTGGCAAATGTTATCCGGCTTATCTCCTTTGAGTTGAAAGAAGCTGAATAGATACTGCAATCAAGAATGCCGTATGAGCAGAGTTTCTTGAAATTCTGCTCGAGTATTTCCTTACTTGGCTGAAACACCAAAGTGTGCCCCTCAAGCCTTGCGGCTATATCCGCTATGATAAGCGACTTTCCGCTGCCCGTAGGTA